TATCAAGGTCGTATTTATCGGAATCACCCGTCAATCCAATGGCAGGGAAAAGTCCACGAACAGATTACTGGAGCACAAATGGTAGCAGCATTACCAGCAGAAGAAGAATGGGCATTCTATCATATTAAAGATGTGAATAGACAACGTAAACAAAATGAATATTATGCAGGATTGTGAGGGAGTATGACAAAAACAGCATTAACATACGATGACATTCAACTCGTACCCATTTACAGCGATATTGAATCGCGGACTGCTATTAATCTAAATACACAACTTAGTAAAAACTATAAGCTAAAAATTCCATTGATTGCTAGTCCAATGGATACCGTATGTGAAAATGAGATGGCAATTGCGATGGCACATCTTGGTGGGGTCGGGTGTATTCATAGATTTATGACTATCGAAGAACAGCGTGCACAGGTGAATACCGTATCAAATGCGATATATGCAACATATCCAATGTCAATGTACACTCCAATTATGGCAGCAATTGGTGCCAATGGTGATTATCTGGAACGAGCGCAAGCGTTAGTAAATGCTGGCGCAAACGTTATTTTGATTGATGTAGCACATGGTCACCATATTTATGTTAAGACGGCAATTCAACAGTTGAAAAAGACATTACCATCCCACGTAGATATTATTGCAGGGAATGTAGCAACTGCTCAAGGTGCAGAAGATTTGGAAAATTGGGGAGCCGATGCAATTCGGGTTGGCGTGGGTGGTGGTTCTTTATGCTGCACTCGGATTAAGACCGGATTTGGCGTTCCCAACGTAACTTCACTAGAAGATGCGGCTCGCACGGTGAAGGTTCCAGTGATTGCCTGTGGTGGTATTCGGTCAAGTGGGGATATCGCAAAGGCACTCGCGGTTGGCGCAAGTTCGGTCATTCTCGGCTCACTATTAGCAGGGACGAAGGAAGCACCTGGACAGATTATTGAGAACGCCAGTGGACTGTATAAACGATATCGTGGTGCGGCATCGTTAGAAACCAAGATTACCCATAACCAGCATCAGCGAAACGTTGAGGGTGAATCTACCGTAGTACCATTTAAGGGTGGCGTAAAATTTATTATTGAAGGATTGGAAGATGGACTGCGGTCGGCATTATCGTACGCAGGAGCACGGAATCTATCAGAATTCGCACCAAAATATGTGGCGGTCACTAATGCAGGTATGCGTGAGGCAAAACCACATCTTCTCTAGCCGGAGGACGTATGAAACAAATATTCGCAATACTCGTAGTACTTAGTATTTTAGTACTGGCAGTAAAAAAAGAAGAACATATCCCGACTGCGCCTGTATATTCCCAACCCACGGAGATGGAGAAATTCATTCACCAGATATCATTACGGGAGAGCGGAAACAAACGAACAGCGGTGAATAAGTACGGTATGATGGGGAAATACCAGTTTGCATGGAGTACCGTTCGTATGCTGGGATATAAAATTACCCAAAAGCAATTTCTCGCAAATGCAAAGCTACAAGACACCGTAATGGTCTCATATATGCGAGAAAATAACAGAGAACTTGGTGGTATTATTCGTAGATTTAATGGTAAGATATTTAAGGGTATTTATATTACCCGAGCAGGAATCTTGGCCGCCGCCCATTTGGCGGGGTCAACAAACGTAAAACAGTTTTTCGCAAATGCTGATTATAATGGACGCACTGATGCAAATGGAACCTCCATTCGTAATTATTTGACCGAATTTAACAAATATAATCTGAGGGAAAATTTCTAATGTTTATTTTTCTGGTAGTACTTTCAAGCAGTCTCAATATCGTACTTGGTATTGCCGTATATAATCTTTTGAAAAAGAATGAATCGCTGGAATCGGCAATTGACGATTTTTATAAGGGATTGGTGGTAACTGTACGACTTATGCGTCATTTTGATGATAGACAAATCTTTGAAGGTGACGATGAGGTAGGATACGTATTTAAACAATTATTGGAATGTATCAATCAACTGGATGCATTCGTTATGGAGAGTACAGATGGTAAAACCGAAGCCGAGCAAAGTATACTTCTCACTTGAGACAGAAGCAGCAATTATTGCATACAATAAATCAGTTGACCTAGACGAACGAGAATTAATATATCGGTCAAAAATACAAATACCGTTAGATAAATTAGCGGAAAATGTCATAAATCGGTTTAAGTTCCCTTATATGGAAGGCACCTTTGATGAGATTAAAGCTCAGGTGGTTTCCTTTTTGGTTATCAATCTTCATAAATTTACTGAAGGAAAGGGGAAAGCATTCTCATATTTTAGTATCATAGCTAAAAACTATCTTATATTACATAATAATAATTCATACAAAGAAGAAAAGCGAGTACTCTATTTCCAAGACCAAAATGAAGATTCATTCTCGCTAGAAGAAATGCTTACAGTAGAACCTGATGTGAAAGATACCAACGTTGATTCACGAGAACTCCTCAAGCTAATAGTAGAATATTGGGAGTTTAATCTCACCATAATCTTCAAAAAACCGCGTGATATTGAGATTGCCTCCGCTATTATTAAGCTTATAGAACGAGTGGATAACATAGAAAACTTCAATAAAAAGGCACTGTATCTTATGATACGGGAAATGACCACCCATAAGACTGCGCATGTAACAAAAGTCATCAATAAGATGCGTCCCCGTATGATTAAAATGATTAAAGAATACCGCCAGTTCGGACATCTCTCTGACCCAACCACCTATTTTGTATATAAAAAGTAATTGTTATCTATTTATAGTATAGGAATTTAGGAGGTTTATATGGATATCAATTCAGAAATCTATGACGGGAAAAGTTTAGCGGACATTTTCACAGAAATCCACAAAAACACGGACAGTAAGCGTGTTCAAATTAACACGTTTATATCAAAAATGGTTCAACTGATACGCACTCCTGAGGATGCTGCGGTCATTGGACCAATTGTGCAATCATTTATTGAAACAAATGTTAAGAATGATGAACATCTTATTCGTGTTGCCCAAATTGCACAACGATTGATGGTCATTAATGGAAAATCAAAGGAAACCTTAGATTCTTTACTTACCGAAGAAGAAAAGCAATCATTACTGAAGGATATCAAGATTGAAATTAATGAATTGCAAGATGACGTAAAGGATATGGACGATATGTTTGCTGGGGCAGCCTAAATGACAAGAACTTTTGGAACTGCAATACCGTATAACTTTGACATTAACCAACCTGGTGCCTCAGATTTTCCACGGTTTGCTATCCAAACGCCATACCCATATATGGATGGGTTGGTGGAAGATATTATTATTAATGAAGCTCACGAACTGCATGCTACTGACGGAAGTAATGTCGGACAGGCAAAGATTCGGCTACTTCCACAGGACTTGAAAGTATCGTTTGAAGAATTAAACTGGGTTAATCCAATAGAAACCAACCTACAAGAATATCCACTGAAAAATGAAATTGTATTGGTATTTTACTCAATGGGACAATTATATTACACCAGAAAATTAGCGGTAACACGAAAAATTACCGAAAATTCGTATCCTGGGATATCCGAACGATATAGTCCACCGTCAAAACAGGAAAATAATACTTCCATGCGACTTGCTGCGTTAGGAATATCCCCCTATACGCCACATTCTACCACGAAACCGTTTTCACTGGGGACGTATTTTAAAGAACATCCAACCGCACACCCACTTCGGCATTTTGAGGGGGATTTAATTATCCAAGGTCGGTTTGGAAATTCAATTCGGTTTGGATCCAGTCAAATTTCTGACCCACTAACCGCAATACCAGAACCAAATATTTTGATTAGTGTGGGACAACATACTCCAACCGAAACGTCAACAAAGACCAGAACACCAACATCACGTGTACTGGAAGATATAAATGACAATAGTAGTTGTATCTGGTTAGTAACAGACGATAAAATACCGTTTAATCCCGCTACGTTGTCTACTCACTCCACAAATCCGGCACATTTACGGTCTACACCGAACAAAATCTCGGAGTGGATGGGGCCACAAATATTTATTAACTCAGACCGTGTAGTACTTAATAGCAAGAAGAAAGAGGTCTCGGTATTCTCCAAGACCGAGATAAACCTCTCAGCGATAAAGGATATATCATTGGATTCTGAGGGCAATATTAATCTATATGCCAACCGAAGTATACGATTGTTTTCTGACGGCGATTTGGAGTTGAAGGGTGATAATATCGCCATAATATCCCGAAAAGACCTGGCACACAAAGCGTCAGGTAACTACTCTATTTTAGGAAAGAAGATATTTATAGGTTCGGGGAATGATGCATCTCAACCGATGGTATTGGGTGGAAGCCTTGCAATATTCCTCCAAGCTCTACTTAAAACGTTATTGACTCCGGCTAGTATTGTAACTTTATCCGGTCCTGCCAGTTTTAATCCGATTGTAATTGCAACACTTACAGGATTACTACAGACATTGGGGTCGCCGATAGCACCGCAATCGGCTATATTCAATAGTAAAGATAACTTTGTATCACGCACGAACCTAGTATGAGTAATGAATTCCAAGGTATTCAACAAAGTTTGGATAAAGCGGGTGAAGATGTTGCTGCCCTTTCTGGTAAAGCTGCGGAAACGCAACAAAAATTGAATGAGATAAACGAAGTCGGAAAAATTTTAAAAAATTCTAGAACAGCATTATTACCTATTGTATTACCTGATATAATATTTGATACTATAAATTCTGGAGTTGATGCATATACAAATATCGCAGGTAAATTTGGTCCACGATATCAATTATTTAACACACGGCTTATAAAAGAAGAAACAAAGACACAAAATGATATCGTTGCAGTAATATATACGCTTGAAACCTCGGATAGCAATAACTTTATACCATCCGATATCAATGGGATGATGGTGGAGTTAAAATGTAATCCTGTAACAAAAGAAGAAAGCAGTAGGAAAACCACAGGATATAATAAAGCAGGTGACCCAGTAGTAACAGTTAATTGGACATGCCTTTCACTAACCCCAGTTAACGAAACAAATGGGGTGCATTCGACGATAGAGAAAATAGAAAAATCGGTGGCAGATGCTAAGAGTAAAATACATAAACCAAGTATACCCAGTATACCAAAAATAACAGTAGCGGGTATAGTTACAGCACTACTACCAGATGTGCCAACATTTCCGTTAGAACTACCAACGAACGCAGATGTGACAGAATACGTGGAAAATAAAATAACAGTATTGAAGAGAAAACAACAGTCCGCTGTAATTCAAAAAAATAAAATAGATGTGGCACAATCAAAAACGCCATTTACACGGATGAATGAACAGATAGCAGCGGGTAATAGAACAAATAATAACAGAGGATAGTACTATGGACAAAACATTATTTAAAGCATATGTACGAGAAATGGTCAAGGAAGAAGTGGAAAATGAAGTACGAAAAGTTCTACCGAAACTTCTTGGGGAAGCAGTAGCAGAAGTAAAATCTTTACAAGAAGTGGCCGCACCAGCAAAATCAAAGCCAAAATTCAATAGAAATGAATTGGCGGCAATGATGGGGTTGGAACGTGACGGTGACACGATTCGTGCAACCACGGTCATGCCAAATATTCCGGAGGGTATTAGCCCAGATAATGTTGCACTTCCTGCAATTAACCGAGATTATTCCGCAGTGATGAAAGCTATGGGAATAACCAAGTAATATGCCAGCTCCTACTGGTATTGGAATTACGCTACCGTTTCGCCGGGGAAATACCGGTATGTTTGAAACGTCTACCACATTCGTTCAGCAAACAAAATCAAACTTTAAAAATTTGGTATTGACAAAAAAAGGAGAACGAATTCATCACCCAGATTTTGGATGTGATATTTGGAAAATAGCGTTTGAACAAATGACAGATGAAAATCTAGATAAAGCCAGACTTACTATTGTAGATGCAGTGGACAGATGGTTACCGTATTTGGAACTTATGAATTTTCAAATAAATAAAAATGCAGACAATGACTACAATAAGATACAAATATTTTGTAGTTATAGATTTAGAAACAATCCCAATGTTACCGACTCAGTAGACTTCTCTCTATTATAATATTTTCGGAGCCATAGATGGCAACCAATCAGCAAGTTGTAATGCAACCTAGACCAAATGTTAAGCAAATTAATTATCTAGCAAAAACATTTACGGATTTTAGACAAAATTTAATTGAATTTTCTAAAGCATACTACCCTAACACGTATGCGGATTTTAATGAAGCATCTCCTGGTATGATGTTCGTTGAAATGGCCGCATATCTGGGTGATGTACTGTCATTTTACATAGATAATCAATTCAAAGAAAATCTACTAGCCTATGCAGAACAACCGGAAAATATCGTAACCCTATCTCAATTTTTGGGATATAAGCCAAAACTTACGTCGGTTGCATCTGCAACCGCAACCGTATACCAACTCGTACCAGCAACAACTAAAAATGGGGTATTTGTCCCCGATTCAAAGTTTTTACTCCGAATTGCGGCGGGGTCTACATTCTCTACCAATGACCAAGCTTCCGCACAATTTCGGTTAATGGAAGATGTAGATTTTAGTGATACAGTCGGCAGACAAGTCATTATTAGTTCAACCACCCCAAGTGGTAATCCATATTTTTATGTAGTAACCAAACAAGCTAACTTGTCTGCGGTGGTAGAAAAAACTACTACCTTCGCATTTGGAAGTCCACAAAAGTTTGCGTCTGTATTACTTCCAACCGAAAGTATTGTGGGGATTACTTCAGTAACCGATTCCGATGGAAATGATTGGTATGAGGTAGATTATCTTGCACAAGATACCATAACATCAACTATTGATGTAGTAGATAATAGTGAAACT